TTACAACATTATTTGTTTCAGTAGTAGTTGCAGTTTTCGTGGGTACACCCCCTCTTTTTCGCGAAGCAACAACTACGACACGTTTACCCTTTTGTTGACACATTAAATGACCACCTCCTACACCTGTAACCTCTACAGCCAAACTTCTTTTACCATCTTCCATTGTCGATTTTGTATAAGAAACATATTCTCCATCAATTAATGTTTTGTAACTAGAAGAAGTACCATCCTCAACCTTCAACGACGAGAAATGTACAAAAATATCTTCACCAGATATACAATCGGTAATAAATCCGTAGCCTTTTGTAGAATCAAACCACTTTACGGTGCCAACGTTTCTAAGTTCAAGACCAGCCATCTTTTAATAATATTACACTCGTAATATATCTTTAAGCTTAGAAATTTGGTTCTCCCGTATTCATTGGTTTTTGTATTTCCGAACGCGTTGGTATAATATTTTTAAGTTCGTTATTTAAAAACATGTTTGTAGCAAGATACGTACAACTAAAACTAACTATCAAAAAAACAATATAAAATATAGGAGGTTTCACCACTTTCTTATTTTTGTAATATTGAAATAGAATTAAACATAATATTAATGAAATTATAATTGAAAGAATAAGATCCATATCAGCCATTCTTTTTATTTATAATGTCTTTTTTTTTAAAATTAATATGCGTTTAGATAGATTTCCATTTCGTTCTCATATCGTCTAAGAATAATTGTACATTTTTAACATTTTCAACAAAGAAATTCTTGATAATGATTTCATGAGTGTTGTAATCATCCGACGAATCATCTATGCTTATTCTAATCGTAATACTCTTCTTTAATGGATGTGGCTCGTGATAACTGACATGTAATAACTTTGCACCTGATTTGTTAACGGCATTTCGTTTCACAATGTATTCATTATAGATCCATTTATATATCATATTTCCAAAAGTATGTGTTTCTCCATCAAGTACAAAATCAACTCCCTTGAAATTGGCTTCTGCCTCATTTACAGTGTACTCATCTTTTGATAATTTTTCAATGATTCCCTCGCATTTATCAATCAAATAGTTAAATGCATCTAAAACGATTGTTTTTGGAGGTATTGTTCCAATAGTTTCAAACATGATATGATGCGTATCTTTATTATCTTCGTTTTTATACATACTACAAACACTTACAGGACTAAAACCAGCCCCATTTTCATGTGATCCTCGAACTGCTTTGCATTCAACTTCCAATGTTTCAATATCTTTTGATGCATCTTTACGTGGCAAACGTGTAACAATACTCGCATTTCCGCTATAATTATCATGTCCAAAGAATAATTTAGGATCTAAAGGAGTTTCATCTCCTTCAGCATTTTCAACTGTGACTTTAAAATCATCAGTTGTAACAATTGAAAAGTTATTTTGTGTAATATCTAACTTAAATGTATAATTCTCAATTGGAATTGTGTGATTGAATGCATCTCTTCTAAGAGGTAATAAACTGATTCTGTGTGAAATAAACTCATCATGTAGTGCTGTGGTATTCTTTTTTACAGTGATTGTACATTTATCTTCTGGTTCATGACAAAAGCCAACATTAGGAATATTCGTTAATATGGATCTTCTTATAGCATTCGCAACACTTGTATCAACACCAACCACATCAAAATCTAATACATTAGAATTTTGAGTTATATTATCAAACCAGACTGTCATACTTGTTATATTATAAATTATCGTTTATTCATTCATTTTTATATTTAATAATTTACGGTTGCCTTTTTTTTTGAAAAATTTAAGTTTTCATAATAATTAAATGTCATCCGCAACATCAATCTTATTTTTTAGCAATTATTGTAATCATTGTAAACAAGTGTTACATGAATTAAATGACTCATCTTTAAGAACAAATATACGTTTTATATGTATAGATTCTGCAGATGTAAGAAAAAAACTACCCGCACATGTCAAATCTGTACCATGCTTAATTGTCGGGCAAACAAATCAAACTCTTATTGGTAGTGATATATTACATTGGATCAAAATGAAATCAAAGAAACAAAATATTCAAAATTCTGTACCTGTTCAACAAAACCAACAATCATCAAATACAAAAGGAGAGACAGGTCCGGGTGCTTGGCACATGTGTGAAATGAATAATTTTTCGGATGCATACTCCTTTTTAAACGTAGATTTATCAACTAAAGGTAATGGTGGAACTTCTATGTCACATAGTTTTGAATTTTTAAATGGAAACCCATTCGATTCATCAAGTTCTTCTCTAAGTATGCCCGCAGGTGCCCCTTCGAGAAGTTCTATGCCTGTATCATATTCAAATCCAACTCAAGAAAAATCCGAGTATAATTCCTTTGGAAGTATCCAAAATTCCGAAACTGAGGATTTTATGAGCAGAAAAATGGAAGAAATAATGAATCAACGCGAATTAGATGTTCCAAACGTTCCTACTCGCATATGATAAAATGTATTAAAGTAATACCTAATGTATGTTTGGAATTGGGATATTGAGATCCCATTATTAATTGAAAAATTATCAAATGAAAATAGTCAAAGAGTATGGAACGAATTTTATATAAATGATCCTCTTCAAGATCCAAAACAAATCCAAATTATTGAAAGAAATATCTATTTGGCCAATGAGTTTTCTTTGTATCTTTTTCATGTTTATAATCAAGTACTAGAAATTTTAAAATTAGCAAAAGAAAATAGTAAAAGTGAAAAAAATTATAACATTTTAGTGCAAAAAGCATATGAATTATTTTTAAATTATGCACCCCCAATTGCTAATTATGAGTTTTCTTTGAAAAAGGATATAAAAACTATAACTCCGTTAGCAATAGATCCATATTCTTTAGGTCTGCCTTTTTTATCAAATTCAAAATGGATTCGTATATTTGATTCAGAATCTTCAATACCTAATAATACTTCTATAATATGGAATACACAATTATTCGATGAATTGCATATAGAAATATCAGACCCTATTACAGTTGAAATAGATATGGATAAAAGTGGGTTAATACCATCGCATTTTTACAAGTATAACAAATGTTTGCGTTATATTTTTGAGTTAGACTCTCAATCATTTACGAGTGGATTACATGAATGCATTGTTTATTTTAAAAATTCTGAATCAAAAGTAACAACGCAAAGATATGATACATCTGATATAAAAACAATCAATGATTATAACGGTAGAATACCATCAGTGAATACAACAGCTACATCATCTGTAACATCGGGAATTATAATCACTTATACAGATACATATAAATTATTAGAATATAGTTTTATATTACCTCAAATACCATATTTTGAAAACAATGTTGAAATAACTACATATGAAAACTATGATTCTATATTTATATTATGTGATCCTACGCCTCATTTCCATTTGTTTCCAATTTTTACTAAAACAAATATTGTAACACAAGTTTCTATCATTGATGAAACAAACATAAATATAACATATGGTGGTGGAACTATACAATATAGACAAATTAGTCAAGAAAACATTACAAATCTTACAATCGTTTTTGTATATCAAAATAAACTATATCTACCAGTAAACGAAGAATTATTAAAATACTCACCTATGTTTATAAAAGATAATGACCATACTAGTTATAGAATTATTTTTACAGGAACTCCGGAAACAGAATTTAAAATTGTGTTGGAAATTCCTAATGATTCAAATGAATCTTTAAATGATTCAAATGATACAAATGATTCTAATAATAATGATTATACATTACCTTCATATTGGGGTGGTCTAAAATTTGCTTTTAAGCAAGATGATGATAACATCATTGATGAAGAAATACAAATGTCGATAGACAAAATTACAACAGAAAAGTTACATTTAGAAAATTTGATGAAAATTCTAGAGAATGAAAATAAAATTCATAAGCACGAGATATCACTTTACAAAATCAAATATCAAAATAAACTTAAAAACATTGAAGATTTGATATAAGTTATTTAGTTCAAAGAGTTAGTGCACATAGAGAAAAAAAGTCTGTACATGAAATAAGGTATTAAAGATAATAATAGTAAAAACAAGATGGATACTATAGCTTTTACTTTCTTAGGTTCATTATAAATCATCACAGGAGTAATAAAAAGAACTAAGACGATATTGATAAAAGCTAAAATAGCTAAGAAGTAAAACAATGCACAATATTTAGAGTCAAGAGGGCCAAATAGATTATTCATTAAATCCATTTTATATATAATTATCTTTTATTTTTTCAGTTGTTTGCTCTTTTAATAAATTCAATTCCAAAGTAGCTTTCTCGATAGTATAGTCATTTAACCCCATTTCTGTTTTTATTTTTATCTCTAAATGAGTAATCTTTTCTATCATTTCAGATACAAAAATCGCAACGCATCTTAGAATTATACTATCTGATAAGGAGTCTATATCTTTTTCAACAGCTACAGTTGCCGTTTTATTTTCTGAAGAATATATTGAAAAGGGAAATGGTGAGATGATGAATGATTTATCAGAAAACGAATGTGTTTGTTTGGGTTTTTCTTTTGTTTTAATTGTAATAAATTGGCCATCCTCTAATATATGCACGTAAGATGTTGATGGTTTTTTACATAAATATATTTTTATGAATAAGTCTTTAGAATAATCACCTAGTGTCCATAAAGGACTAGTTGCGTATTTTTTTGATATTGTTGGTAATCTAACTGTACCTCTATTTAAAATATCTTTGTATTGGTGGATTAATTTTTCTAAATAGTCTAGAAATTCTAATTTATCTGTCTTAGATAAGCTATCTTCATTTTTTGAAATAGAATCTAAATAAAATGTCTTTAAGTGCACACCTTTCTTTATCTTTTTGTAGTCGTGTGGTTTTTTTATACATGTATATTTTTTATACGCACTCAACAATTCATTTGTATCACTTGTCTCCATTATATCATAAAATCAAATAATGGTTGCACATAAGTTAAGTACTTTTTTTAAGATATATAATATAGATATGCGTTCTACAATATACAAAGAAGGTAAAACTTTTACTGCTTATGCAAATGCAAAAAAATACAATGGTTTAACAAAACAAAAGTTAATGTGGGAAATAAAAAAGGCCATAAATTCAAATAGATGTTATATTAGAAGAAATGAGTTAGTTTTTGTAGAAAATTAAAAGTTATTTATAGTATTAGATATAATGGATACCCCCCCCGCTGAACTAAAAGAAAGTTTTAATGAAATGATTTCGATGATTCCGGAGGATCTCGTGATCGATGAAGAATTTAAAAAGAAATTTTTAACACAACATAAAAGGTTTGAAGAAATAATTAGTGACATTGTTATTTCAGAAATACGTCAAGATTATGATACTAGTAAAATTTTTTTAAACAACTGGATTGTTAAAATAAGAGATGGTAATTTAGAAACGATAAATTATGATGCTAGGTTACATTATATGGATAATGAATATATTACTGGTAGTTCATTATACAATTCATTATACAATTCATTGTATAAATTGCATAAAAATGAACCGGTCGATGCCGACTTCATAGAGATCGGCACCATGGCCCACCCGACGACAAACGATGGAACACATGTAAACGTCGAGGGCAGCTTACCGTGCCAGAGGGCCTATCCGATACGGGATAATCATTCTGGGGGTGCCGAAAACATCCCCACACCTTCTTCTCAAAATTCATTTGGTGAAGAATTTATGCCAGAATCATATTATGAAAAACAAAAATCAGAATTAATTATTGAATATTTAGTATTCTTATCAGAGAAATCATTTTATCTGTTTAGACAAACATGTATTATTTTTATTAGAGTCATACGAAAAGTTTTAATTGAAATTCTGAAATTGAGTGGATTGGTTGTTGGAACATTGCTAAAAGCTGCGTTTTTTGCATTATTTCAATTTATTTTTCAAAATTATTTAGATCCTATTTATGAATTACTTAAGAATTTAAATCCTTTCAAAATACCATTTGAAAAACCTTTTGAAAATAATAAAGAATATGAAGAAAAAATAGAAGAAGAAATTAACAAATTAAAAACCGAGATAGAGGAAATTAAAACCAAATACGGATCTGAAATCAAAGATATCCAAAACGCCCAAAATGAAATTCAAATCAAAGAATACCAAAATAACTATTTTTGGATTGCTGAACAATTGTTAAAGGCCGCGACAGGCCCCATACTTTTGGCAATAAAACATCATGCAACACAAAGCTTATTCGTAGGAGGAGAAACACCTGCTATGCTGGGTACGTAGTAGAATGTATTTTGGTTAAACAATTCAAGTACTAAGAAAAAATTAGAATATCCTTTAAATGAAAGAATAACGTAGTATTTTGATACCGACTGTAAATTTTTATTTTAAAATGATGTAGAGAGTTTATGTATAATTATAAACAATTATATAATTAAATATTAATCGTTTATAAAACTATAAAATGGAAAGGGGAGCATATGTATTTTGTGATTCGTGTGACAAACAAATATGTCTCTTTTTATTTCAGAAACTAACAGATTCTATGATGAGAAGAGCATTGCCTTGTCATGCAAATGGAACAGGAAATTATTACATTGCAATATATAGAGAAGGAAAGGATTATTTAGGAAGGACTGATTATACTGGTATAGAAAATTTGATGAAAGATGAGAAAATGTTTTCTTTATTCAATACAAAATATGAAGATATTCGAAATGGTTTAAACTGTGAATTTACAGAAGATGAATATACTAAATATCAAACATTTGCTGAAATGCATATTAAAGGATTTATAGATCTAGCCAAAAAATATTGTAACCATGATATATTTGATGATAAAACAGAAAGTAAAAAAGATAATACAATATCTAATGATAAATCTGACAATAAAGAATAGAATTACATTTTGTTTAAGTTTAACAAAATTGTGATATATGTCTATATGTAATCGTTATTTTTGTCCTATACTTACGTTTTAATTCAAATCATAATTACTTAATATTTAAATTTTATAGATAAAATTAATATTTATATTATATAATGTACTTACTGTTATCGTCTATTACTATAATTATATGCATGTTGATAATATATGTGTTAGTTTATTCTAATTTAGATCTTAAAAAAAGAGATACAATAAATCAAGAATTTTTAGAGAAAATAGATAATGTATATTGTATAAATTTAGAAGATAATAAAGATAGATTTTTACTTGTTGACTCTATGGCAAAAAATGCAGATCTTTCATTAACCAGATTTGATGCAAAAGATACGAGAGGAGTTAAATTCTTACACTATAAATCTATGATTCATCCTATCGCTTATAATAAGTTATATAAAACAATTAGTAATAATGAAAGAAAAAAAGATGAAGATTTAACGCCTGGTGCGATAGGTTGTTATCTAAGTCATATATCACTTTATAAAGAGGCGTTAAAGAGAGGTGAGAAAACTATACTTGTATTTGAAGACGATACACAAATACCTAAAAATTTTAAAGAAATGTTTTTAAAAAAATTAAAAAATCTTCCTGAAGATTGGGATATGTTTTTGTTGGGATGGTGGTCAACAAGTAAAAAGAATAAAAAATTATCCAGTGATATTGTTCATATTAAAGGTTTCATTCTTATGCATGCTTACATTATAAACAATATAGGTATGCAAAAAATGTTATCAGTGGGGATGCCTATAAAAAAACAAATCGATCATATGGCAAGTGATAATTCTAATTATATTAATATTTATGGAACCCTCCCTAACGGTTGGATAAAACAAGGTACTCCAACTAAAAATATAGCCTATATGACAAATATACAAATACCGGTTAAGAAAACAATAGAAAATTTTTCAAATCTTTCACATAATTTGCTAGTTATAGTGTATGAAAATACAAAACATCCTAATGCTGAAAAGTTAAAAGATTTATTAGATAAAAGAGGTTTTCCTTTTGTATTCGTAGGGCTTGGTGATAATTGGGAGGGTTTTGGTACAAAAACACATGGGATAACAAATTATATAAATGATCCATCAAGTAATATAAATGACGATACTTATATTATTTGTTTAGATTCAAGGGATGTAATATGCAATGGGAATGTCACAGATACTTTAAATATCTTAAAAAAATTTGATGAAAATAAACTCATAATCAGTACTGAAAAAGGATGTTGTGTACCCTCAACAACTGTATCTATGAGGTCATATATGGAAGAAAGAGCCTCTAAAAAGAATTTAGAGAATAAATATTTAAATGCCGGTATGATTGCAGGAAAGGCAAAAGTATTTAAGAAAATATATCCATTTAATATGCGAAAAACGGACGACGACCAAACTGGACTTATAAAATGGTGGCAAGATCATCCCGATGATATAGAACTTGATTATGATGAATTATTATTTTCGAATGCAAATTTTTGGAATAAGGATCATGAAAAGGGATGTCCATATAAAATATCCAAAAAATTACCTAATGAACGAATACCGCAATTTATTCAAACTCCGGCCAAATTCTGGAAATGTTATGATAACTTATATAGTAAAAGTAAGTATTTTGTAACTTGGAAACTTTAAATTATGTATAAATATGCACGTTATATATCTTAAGGAGGTGAAGGCGGCCGCATCCAATCAGCATCAGTCCGCACTTTTTTGAGCTTCCAATTTTTTAAGTAAATTTTTAAGATGAATTTCAAAAAATTTTAAATGGTTGTCATAATCATACCATTTTTTCCAGTCATCATTATTGGTATCTTCATCATCCGGCTTGTATTTTCCAAAATACCATAATAAACTATACATACATCCTGCATTCCATGTATTTTCATAGACCATGTCAGAATCTAATCTTTTTTCAAATTCTTTTTTTGTTGCAGATCCGTTCCAGAAGGTATACATATTGTTAGTGACAGATTCAATTAATATTTTTTTGTGCTTTTCTTCTTCTTTAGTAATAATTTTTTTTTGCTCTTCTTCTTCTTCAGTAAAAATTTTTTCAATTACACCTTTTATATCATTCACATTAGTGTTATATGGACCTTTTGTTGATAAGAAATAATGCAATAACATTCTATGTGTATCAAATAATTTAAGGAATTCGAGATGTTGATGCTTAGGATAAGCTTGTTTCCCACTCGCAGTTGGATTCCATTTCATATTACCATTACTATCATTATCACCCCACGTCCCATTCTTGTACAAATTGAAAAATAGAAACATGCTAATTTTTGATGGTTGCCACCCAAAATAAACATTTATTTGATCATTGGGAACATTGTGGGCATAGTTTTCGTTTATTATACCTGAAAAGTCAAAATCGAAACGTCTTATATCTCCTTTAATATTATAAAGAAAATTTTCGGTATGTAAATCTCCGTGATAAAAACCATAATTTTTTGAAAGATGATATATGTTTTCTCTCATATTTCGCAAAACCGTTTGATCTAATTTTAAATCTCTTTCTCCTCCAGAGTGTGAAGTAGAAAAGGGTATAAAATCGGGATCCCATTCTATTGCAAACCAACAAACCTGTTTTGTAGGAGTTTCACCATTATTATCAATAGCTTCAGCGTGCTTATCTAAATTTGTAGATATTTTTAAAGAATGTTTACCATCTATTTTATTATTTATTGTTAGTACTTTATTGCTGATATCGTAGTCCCACACATCCTTATTATTCACACGTGTACCTGAATACTCCTTCCTATAATTATTTTCATCCCCTCTACTCCATCTTTCACTAGATCCAAAATATTTAAGAACTTTAAATTTATTATCTTTTTTATTATATTTTTTTTGGCAAATTTCCCATAATTTTTCATAATTATTAATTTCTTTCTTATAATCTGGTATATGGTTTTTATTTAAACTAGCTTTTATTACAAATTGATTTTTTATGAGAATGTCATCTCTTTTGTAAACACGTGTAATACCTGTTATTTTCCTTCTATAATCTAAACTTAATTGTTCTTTTGTGTAAGAAGAAGATGGTTTTTTATTTTCTAAATATTTATTACAAAAATTTTTATTTAGAGTTTTATAACCCCAAATAATAAAACACCATTTGGCCATTAACATAATGAAATCTTCTGCCGTTGTTGACGCACCGCCCCTTATTGCTCCACCATCATGAGCATTGTCCGCCGCCCTATATTCTACATCATAATATTTATGCAACCTATCTTTTAAATCATTTTCTATGAAGGAAAATGGTTCGGGACCTATAAAATTGAGTAAGTCATTAGTATTTTCAACAAGAATCTCATTAATTCTCTCACTATCCAACTTCTTAATTTTGTCCAAAAAATATGGGTAAGGTACCTTTAAATCATCATTTAGTTTTATAGAAATACTAAACATATCATTTTCATTATCACAATTGATATTAATCAAATCTTTTATCGAATTGTTTAAATCTTTTTCCAATTTTTTTTTTGGAAGAGGGGTGTTTATTTCGTTTTTTTTATTTAATTCCCAATTGGCTGCGTCCCACTCCCATAGGTATTGCATATACTCTCCGTTATTTTTCGAGTTATTACTAATTTTGTTGGATAGAAGACGCTCATTTACGAGCATTTCTGTCAATGTCGAAGGAGGAAACTTGAACTTTAATTTATGTTCGAGTTGTTGGTATTCTGCAAGTTTATTTTTTATATTTTTGAAGGGCTGTTCGGCGACGTTCAGGATCGTGATCAGAGATTCTTCGACCGCTGTGATGTCGTTTTTTCCCGGAAGGCACCCCTGACGTATAAAGGTTTTACGAATTTTATCTCGATTCTGCTCTGCTAATTTGTTGATGATAGTATTCTCTTTAGTGGTATCTCCTTTGTTTTCAACTTGCTTCTTTTTCTTTAAGGCGTAGTTGAATTGTGTTATTTCATCACCGTATTTTATACTTTTGGCCATTATTCCTAAATTCAAGCTCTGGTTGCGCCGCCGCCGCGCAGCCTCTCCGGTCGTCCCGAAGCTCCGCACGTCGGCCGCGAGCTCTTCCAAAACAGCATCATCTTCGCGAATGTTGCCATCATCATGATTAAAAATGTCCGACAGACCCCATATGTCTAAGATGTATTTATTAAAATCTTCTAGATTCTCGATTCTTTCATACTTATTGTACGCGCCCGGGTCATGTTTTTTCAATTTGTCGAGCATTTCCTTCAAGAATTGTAATTTTTTTTCGTTCGCCTCGGCCTCCCTCTCCGCCTTCATCATTTGCCTATCCCCCAGGGAGACCTTTCCCCTTCGGGTCTTGTCTGTCCGATGATTCGCCGTATCGGGGAATCTCCTGTTCACGGCATTCACGAGCTCTTCCAAAACAGCATCATCTCCATTATAGTTATCGTGGCGAAAGTTGCCAGCAGAATCAAAAATGTCCGACAGACCCCATATGTCTAAGATGTATTTATTAAGATCTTCTAGATTCTTGATTCTGGCCTTATTGATTTCATACTTATTGTACGCGCCCGGGTCATGTTTTTTCAATTTGCCGAGCATTCTCCTCAAGAATTGTAATTTTTTTTCGTTCGCCTCGGCCTGCCTCTTCTTAATCGCCATTTCCATAGACTTCGAGCGGGGCATGCCTGTGAGCCTGCGCCGTGGCGAGTGCGGAGAGTGAGGCGGTGAGGGAGGCCGAGTCAATTCTCTTTTCGCGACCTCCTCGAATATATCATCGAAATTCTCGATACGCTGGCCGTTATCATCAATAAGGTGACCCCATGTTTCTAAGATGTAGTCATCACGATCGTGCCCTTCAAGCTTCGGCGCGGCGGTGCTCAACCGAACGAAGCCGTCTCCTTCCCTGAGTTTTTTCTTCAAGATTCTTAATTTTTCGTTCTCTTTCAAGATTCTTAATTTTTCTTTCTCACTTAGCGAGCGCCGCTCTCTTGGCGAGAGCGAGCGCGGCGAGCGCGGCGAGCGCGGCGAGAGCGAGCGCGGCGAGCGCGGCGACACCCGGGCGTACTTTTTGGTCTTGAGGACGGTGTCGGAGCTGGGGTCGCGTGGACGCTCGCTACGACGCCGCCGGGGCGTCCTCTCAGGAGGGCGGCCGCGCTCCGGCCCCTCCCGTCCGGTCGGCCGCGGACTCAGTGAAACGCGGGGGACCGACTCCTCCCTCTGTCCGCGCGCCAGACTCCGTGGAGTGTGGGCGGCCTTTGCAAACGCCGCCCCTCCTTTTAATACTTTTTTCGGTACTCTTTTTTTACTATATCTTTTTAAGTTAATGATTTTTGTATTTGCCATTACTTAATTAAAACTAAATTATTTTTAAATATTATGTTTCTTCGTTTGTATATATTTGTATATATGTTAATAAATAATGTTTCCTCACTGTTACCATTAGAAAGAGTTAAAACATGTGCCCGTATTATAGATTTATCATACAATATAGAAAAGAAAATGAATTACATAAATAAATTAAAAATAATAAGACCCAAGTGTGACGACATATCTTGTGCAACACTTGGTGTAAACGAGACGGATTTATTTATTTCTTTTAGAGGAACGATGACGTTGAACGATTGGGTTATAAATTTTGACAAAAAATTAGTCCCTCTTGATATAATTAATTATAAAGATAGCATGATTCATAATGGATACATAAATACGTATTTAAGCTATAAAAACGAATTACAGAAAATAATATTAGAAAATAAAGATAAAAATATATGTGTTTCCGGACATAGTGCAGGAGGAGCACTTGCAACATTGGTTTGCTTGGATCATCAAAAAATAATATCTAATTTATCATTGGTAACTTTTGGAATGCCTAAGATAGGCAACTTAGACTTATGTAATTATATAAAAAAAACAAATATAGTGAGAGAGCATTATGTTGTAGAGGGTGACATTATCCCTTTTTTCCCTTTAAATTTTGAATACTCGAAATGTAAACCAATTATAGTTCTTCAATCATCTGACAAGGAAGAAAGAGATACATATACATTAAATCCTAAAAAATTACAAGAGATACATAGTATGATACAATACAGAAGTTGGTTACCCAATTCAAGGTAACTGAAAAATAATTTTTTTTACACAATAAATGAGTGATAGATAATTTTCAAACGTTCTTGATACCCTTTTTTCACCATTAATAATTATAGTTGAATGTAAATTATTATTTTTAAATTCTATACATGCAATTCTTCTTTTATTTTTGATTATAAAGGATTTATATGAAAGTATGATTATATTATTGTTAGGTATATATTTAGTAAAAAGATAAACACATTGACGAAGTTCATTAACAGTCAATTGTGGATATATATCTTCAGGTGCTTTCGATTCTTCCATTTTTTATTATTTAGAATATTTACATCATTTTTAAATCAAAAAGATGATGTTCTTTCACGCAAGGCCGACAATCCAGTATTTGTAAGAGATGCATATCTAGTAATATGTCCAGGTGTATCTCTGTTTTCTGTAACAGTAATATAGTCTAATTCTTTAGCCTTTTTTCTAATTGATTTATACCAATCTTTTGTTTCTTGCTGAACCGTGCCATTCTCAGAGTTCATTTGTTTGTACCAGATCTCCGCAATCAACGCATCGAGAGCCTTATCTGGATCTTTACCCCTATTCAACGCATCCCTTACAGATGTTAGGTAAATATAAAGAGCGATTTCATCTGGTTCATCATTTGATATATGTGAATTTGTTTCAGAACTACTAGAATCATGTTCGCTAGTATTATCTTCAATTATATTATCATCATTTGTGTCGTCATTCTCACTGTCAGTGGGAGTTTTTCTTTCATTATTTAATTTTTCACTTAGTTTTTCACTGATTTTTTCTGTTATTTTTTTCTTATTTAACTTTTCTTTCTTAATTATCTCCTTTTCCCAAGAATGTGCTTCGTGAACATTTGTTATAAGAGGGTAATATGTTATTTTATCAGGATATAAAAGAATTGTATGGACACCTAGGTCTCGGACGCGATTCATTACATAACAAAAATCTCCATCGCCCGATATTAAACATACACAAGCATTGTGAGGATTCTCATACGCAATAAAGAACATCAAATCAACAATAATTTTTTTATCCAAAGTCTCTTTTTTTTGACGTTTTGGACAATCTACTAAAGTCCATCCAGTCATATCAAGGTCGGTTCTATTCGTTTTTAATTCCGAAGGAGATTGTGAATCATAATATACCTTTCTTGATACAATATCACCATGCGGAATCAATAGATCTCTAATTCTACCAGATAATCCAACAATAGAAGTTTCTGCTACTGGACGTGCGTTCTCATAATCCCAGAATATAGCAATGGAACGTCTTTTATTCTTCTCCATTATGGGTTACTTATTATTAATGATTTAGTTTTATACTGTTTTAAGCACTTTTGGTTACTTCAAACACCTTCTGGGCAAGAGCGTCCTTTCTCAATGATTTAGGGGCCGTTGTTCCATACTCTTTCAATATTGCTCTAAGTTTGTTTGCAGTCATGGTTTTTAATTGAGACAAGTCATATGAATCAAAACTTTTTTCTTCATCTATATTTATTACTTTATCCGTTGCTGTTTCTGTATTTGAATTTTCCAATTTGATTTCTTCAATATCATTAGTGGCTTCATCCTTTAATACTTCAACTACAACTTCTTCCTTTTTCAATACTTTTTTTGTTTTTTTGTCTTTTGGTTTTTTTGTAAGTTTTTTTTTAGGTGTTGCTTTCACTTTCTCAGGTTGTTTGACATCAACTTCTTCATTAGGTGTAGATTCTATTTCTGGTTCAGTTTTGTTAACAATGACTTCCTCATCTTTATTATCATAATCACTCAGTTCTACACTAACTAATTTTGTAGTATTTTTAACAGGATCTATACCTTCGCTTGTAGAATGAATGATAATATCAGGTAAATCATAAGAATAATTATCAGAAATACCTTCTGTTGATGATATATCATTCTCCGAATTAGCAATAATATCCTCTAATATTTCTTGACTGATATCACTATCCGATTTTGAGACATTAGACTTGTTTTTTGCATAAAGAGCATTCGTGTTTTTATGCTGTCCACTATAAAATTTTTGATATATTTTATATGATGTATAAGAGATAAGAAATAAAACCGAAAATAAAACAATTAGCGTGTTAATATTCATTTGTAAATACATGTCATATAAATATAGATAAATTTGACGCAGTAAAAATATTTCAAATGATATCCTTAACATTATTTAAGTTTTCATGATAAATTATTAAAAAACATTTTTACGAAGTCTGATTTAGTTTTTTTATTGTTGTGTTCATATACACATTTGAATTTCTCCCATGTTGTATCATACTCAAAGTTATTTATGCATGATATACATTTGTCCTTAAAAATTTCAATAATTTCTTCATTTGTTGAATCATTCACACATATCTGTTTTTTCCAATTATCAATTTTTTTTTGTTTCTCTGTATCAAAATAATTCATTGTATAACCGTAGAAGACTTATAATATATATACTAATAATTTAGCTTTAAATTGGTTACTTAATATTTGTGTAACCTCTTAATAAGAAAATTAATATAGCCACAGCTATAATAAATGTGAGAAAGAATATAAGAGACGTAGCAATAATATAAGGATACATTTGTCCAAATGTATATGTTATAATTGGATCTAATATATCCACTTGTAATTTTGTCATATTATCTGGATCTTTAATTTCATTGATTGTGTGATTTAGAAGATCTTTTATAATGTCCTTTAAAATCATGATTTGCGTTTAAAGTTCATATAAAAAATATATGTTTTTTTCAAACGCAATGGAAGAAGAAGATTATGATCAATATGTTTTACACTTTGATCAAATAGACCTTGATAATTATGATTTTGGAAATGTAAAATCAATTGGTGGTGCATACGAAGTGTTATTACATCCAGTTGATGACGATGAAGATTCTTGTCAAATGTGTTTACCATCTTTTAAAGTTGAAGAAGAAGGTATACAGTTTGGTTCTATAAATAACAAAAGAAACGTAAATATATCATTTAATATAGATTCTGAAAACGAAGAACACGGTGAACTTGCAGAATGGTTTGAAAGTTTTGATGACTGGGTTATTAATTCAATAATTGAAAACCATAATAAATGGTTTGGGCATTTGTGGGAATCAGGTGGAAAAATGGAAGGTAAACCCCGACCTCCCCCTGAAATATTGGCCTCTATGTTTGAGAGACCATTTGATGGAGTATCATTTAGTGTCCGCGTACCCGTCAGAAACAATGTTCCACAAATAGAATGTTTTGATATAGAACACACAACCGTACCATATCAAAGTATCAAAAATTGTGATGTAATACCAATTATAGAGTTCAAAGGTATAAGACTTTATAGTAAAAAATCCTGTTGTGATATTGTCTTAAGAGGGTTGTGTGCTCAGTGCACATATGAAGACATTGGAGTTGATTATAAATTATGTGCAGATGATGATGTATCGTATAATGAAGATTATGGAACAGAAGATGAGGATAGTGAAGTTGAAAGTGAAGATGATGAACCCAAATCTGAAGTAGTCGAAGTTGAGGAACCCAAAGCCGAAGTCGAGGAACTCAAAGCCGAAGTAGTCGAAGTTGAGGAACCCAAAGCCGAAGTCGAGGAACACAAAGCCGAAGTCGAGGAACCCAAAGCCGAAGTTGAAGAATCCAAAGTCGAAGTTGAAGAATCCAAAGCCGAAGCAGTCGAAGTTGAGGAACCCAATGTTGAATCGGTTAAAATTGAAGATATAAAATTGAATGGTGATGAAAAAAAAATAGAGGAAGGGGTTGATAGTATAAAAAATGAACTTAATTTAGAAGAAGTTGTAATGAATGATAATATACCCTCGGTTGAAATAGAAGAAGACAATTAACTTGAATCAATTAAATAAGTTTTACCTAAAACATTAGTTGTATATAAAGGAGGTTTCATGTAACCATCGCATAGATATGTATTTGAGTTATAATATACATTGTTATTTAGAAATTTTTCTCCACTTTTTTTATTTTTTTTTAAACCTAATTTGAATAGTTTAAATATAGAAGGAATGGGTTCACCATTCTTGTGCAAAAACCAAATACGTTCAGATAAACAATGAGTACAACATTTTACATTTTTAATATTAAGATCGTAATCCATATCAAAAGATTCCGGATGACATTTTTCATATTCCCATACTTCGATATTTTTAAAGGGGTCACACCCATATGAAAATTCTAAAATATGATTAGAGCAGTCTTCCGGAATATTTAGTATATTTGATAATATGTTTGTGTACTTTCTTATAAAATTATTAAATTGTTTAGCTGTATCATTGTACTTATTTAAACATATTGGACATTCCATTTTATATTTTCTATTCTTTAAAAAAATATTAGTTGAGAATCATTTTTAAAACATATTGTATTATTTATTATGATTTTATGTGGAAAGCAACCCCCATAGTTTGAAGTTCTTGAATCATAAGTTTCAAAGCATAGGGGACCCTATGTTCTGATGTATCATCTACTTTCTCTGCCTTTTCCGAGAACGATTTGTAAATATTATCTCTTTTATTTACAGCACACATAAATCCTGTATTCTTATTTGTATGAATTGTGAAATTGTCAGACAATTCCATCATCTTTTCTCTTATGAATTGTGATGCACCATGTGATAACATCGCGTCACGTTCCATTTCTCCAACTCTAAGACCACCATCTCGTGCCCTACCTTCAGATGGTTGTCTTGTTAAATTAACAATTGGTCCAGTAGATCTTGCATGAATTTTATCTTCTACCATATGTTTTAGACGTTGGTAAAACACTGGACCCATGAATACAGTACTTTTTAATTTTTTACCAGTTTCTCCAGAGTAGAGTTGCATTTCACCGTGTTTATTAAAACCTCTATTTTCTAATCTTTTACCTATTTTCTCGATAGTAATATCTGTAAAAGGAGTACCATCTCCATGCATACCAGAGTGAATACACTCCGTCCCTAATAAAGATTCTAATAATTGAGCAAATGTCATCCTACTTGGTAAAGCATGAGGATTCATTATAACATCTGGTACTAAACCATCTTCAGTATATGGCATATCATGAGACTCATATATCATTCCTACAGTTCCTTTCTGTCCATGTTCACTAGAGAATTTGTCTCCTATTCCAGGTCGTCTTTCTGACCTCACCTTTACTTTACAGAATACATAACCTTCGCCATTTCTAGATGTGAATACTTTGTCTACAACACCATCTTCATTTGGTCGAAGATAAACACTGTTATCCCTGAAGTCCTTATCCGTTACATCAATACTTTTCTTTTTACCAGATATAGGTACAATTTTTCCAACAATAGCATCACCGCCATTAACTTTAGCATTAATTATTGGAAAACCATTATCATTTAAAGTATCATAACTACATGGTCTCAATTTTAATGTATTATTGGGGTCTGGTTTAGCAAACTGTTCTTCTTCTCCTGTTGATTGATTCTTTTTCTCTTCAACATGATACGTTCGAAAGAAACTAGACCTAAATAAGCCACGGTCAATAGCACTTCTATTAAACATTAATGAATCTTCTTGATTATAACCCTGTGCAGAGCATACAGCGATTATAATAACTGAACCATTAGGTATTTTCCCCATATTCATGTGTTTTGAATTGTGAGTCATTACAAGTTGTCTTGTTGGATACCATAGAATATTTGACAATGTATCCATTCTATGATTAAATTTTGTTGAATATATACCCATCGCTTGTTTTCCCATAGCAGATTGATATGTATTTCTAGGCGATTGGTTATGGTCTGAAAATGGAATATTAGATGCCAATACTCCCAGAATAAGACTAGGATCAATTTCACAATGAGTAAATCTCACAATTTGGTCACCTCTTAATTTTGTTAAATTATTTGCATGATCACAAATCATAATTGTATTAGATTCTTGAACATCAATATATTCAATAGCAGGTAATATACCTTTCGATTCATCGCCATGTACCAAAGTTTCCCAACATTTATGATTATTTTTAATCAATTTTATATGTTCTTCACAAAATACGAGTTTGTTATCGTTCCCAATTATAAATAAAGGTCTGATTAAACGACCACCACACGTATAAATGTTCAATTCTTTTCCAGAATAATTAGGGACGACTGCTGTATGTGGGTGAATGATTCCATTCCTACGATATTTTTTCATCAAATTCATAAGGGGCAACATGTCGTCACACCAACCAAGGATAGAACCATTTATGTATATTATCGTTTTTTTATAGTCAAAACACGTCGACATTAGATTTGATTCTAAAACAATTTTTCTAATATTTTCTTCAGGTTTTGCAGTAGTTATTGTGGAAGATAAAGCCAAATTTTTAACCAAACCAACAGATGGCCCTTCCGGAGTTTCTGCAGGACATATATATCCAAATGTACTAGGATGTAATTTTCTAGGTTTTACCATTTTACTTGTCTTATCAATTGGAGTATTTACTCTTCTTTGATGCGACAATGTTCCTAAATAAGAAAGTCTTTGCAATACTTGAGCAACACCTACTTTCGCAGTTGTGTTTTTAATACCCCAATTTCCAGTAGCAAGTGAATATTTTACATTGGATTCTATGATATTAGATTTCAAAATTTTGTAAATATTATTGGAATTTACAATATTATGAAAATCTCCTGTGAGTTTCCATACACCATTATTAATTTCTTTTGTAAGAATAGTAGAAGTATCTTTAGTTAACTTAGTAAATGATTGTCTGAATAAATTACCCAACATGATTCCTGGAGTATCTACACGTTTATTTTCAAAACTATCCCTATCATCTTCAGATATCCTTCCAGTAGAATACAAAATCAATTTCAAAATCATTTTACCTAGATAAAGTGCTTTCAATTTTAGATTATCACCTAAATGTGGCAGAAAATCTGTAACGAATAATTTCTGTGTATTAGAGATTTTTTTCTCTGGTGTAATTCCAGGACCTCTAAGATGAGGTGGAAAACTTACAATCTTAGAGATATATTCTAACGCCATCTCTTTATTTGTAATTGTTTCTCCTTCTTCGAAACTACCTCGTAGAAGTGGTAATAGATCATTTTTTATAGTAGAATCTTCATTCCCAAGAATATATTCTGCGATCTCTTTATCACTTATAATACCAATTGCTCTAAATAATGTTGTAATAGAAATTTCTTTTCTACAACCCTGAAATATAACATAAAGTGGGCAACTACATCTTGTTGTTTTCGATGCAATTTTTACAGTTGTAGTTTTAGCAGGCATAAACCCCCTTTGTGGCACGGATTTAACTTCGACGACATGCGAGAACCGTGTTGTTCCAATAGATTTGAAACAAAATGTCTTATTCTCTGATTGTCTTTCTTGTGATATAATTACTTTCTCAGAACCAGTAACTATAAAATATCCTCCACTATCATATATACATTCTGTCTTTGAAGGTCTATTTCTCGTAGAACAATAACGTGATTTAACCATTATTGGAATTTTTCCAATAAGAATCTTGTTCCAATGTTGACTTTTTTGTTCTTTTTGATCAAGATTTTCACCTTTCCACACGATAGTTTCTATGTCAATATCTATGTGAAGATTAGATGAATATGTTAAATTGCGAAGACGAGCGATCTCTGGAGTCATTGGCATAGTTGAACCATTGTTCTCATGTATCATAGGAGGCTGTAATGTAATGTCTCCAAATTTAATATGTATTTCATTCTCATATTTGCATTTTTCTTCATTATAATTACCATATACAATAGTCGGGTTATATTGATGTGCAATACTCGAAATAAGAGTATCAACAAAGTAATCAAAAGATTCTACATGATGTCTAACAAGAATATCATTTGTACTTCTAAAATATTGATCAATAACGTCCCTTAACTGAGCATAATGAATCATTCCAAGTTTTATTATACTTATATGTTTATATATGTTAATCATTTTTTATTTACGAAAAATATTTAGCATAGTTTAGCAAAAACTATGAATAAATTCTAGTATTTTGAAATATAAATATTTAAAGGGGTACTTCGGGAATCGAACCCGAGACCTCCTGTACCCAAAACAGGAATCATACCACTAGACCAAGTACCCAAATATTCGCCAAATAAAATTTTTAACACACAACAGAGCATTTAGGTGGGGGGCAAACCTTTGGTTTAACACATTTTTGTTTACATTTAGGAGTTGGACATGTTATTTTACATATCGGTTTTTGAGGAATGCACTTCTTTTCGCATTTAGGTGCAGTACATTTAGTTTTACAATCTAAACATCCATTCGTCTTTTTACAAAAATTTTTACATTCTGGAGGTTTACATTCTGTTGTACATAATGGTGGCGGTTGTCGACCACATTCAATTCTACATTTAGGTTTTTCACATATTGGTGTACAATTCTGAGGACATGGTGCTGCTTTACAAACCCATTTGCATGTTGGTTTAGGACAGATACTTGGTGGGCAACTCATTTAATTATTAACTATATAATCTATATAAATTGTATAATGATAGAATTGAATTCGGAATGGTCTTTATGGTACCACCCGATAAAATCAAATGATTGGAGTAAGGATAGTTATATGTTTGTATATAGAGTTAAAACAGCTGAAGAGTTTTGGGGTTTAATTGATTGTATTACATATGATCACTTGAAAAATGGCATGTATTTTATTATGCGTGATGATATATTTCCTGATTGGACAGATGAGAGAAATTCAGATGGTGGTTATTGGTCAATGAAAGTTAATGATAAATCCATGACAGAAACATGGATAACATGGTTAGGATATATGATATCTGAGAACATCTGTGATACATGTAACAATGAATATTCTATTCAAGGTATTTCATTTAGTCCAAAAATTAATCATTCGATAATTAAATTATGGAATAGCAATTCAAGTTATAATAAAATCTCTTTATTTAACAAAGATTTAAGTATAACAGGCTGTAAATATTTTGCATTTGATACAAAATGATTGTTTTATGGTTGAGGAACAAATTTTCCCCAAAAATTTTTAGGTGTATTTACATTCATTCCAGGATATCCTCCGGAACGAAGTATTTTTTCTTGACTTCTAGGAACAGTCAAAGAGCTTCTATCATAAAATTCAGGCCCACTTCTTCCTCTTGGATTACCAGGATATGTAAGTGTGCGAAAAGGAGCAATTTCACCTAGAAATATAGTTTCAACAACTTCAGTATTTTGTTGAATGACTTTAACATTTACATGTGGTTCTATAAGTTTGGTGCCAAGATTAGAATAATAAGAATTAGGAAATAGAAGATCTATTGTAAATTCTGATGTTGATGGTTTAAATGAGCCTGAATTAGGAGTATTTTCATAAGCGATTACGCTATCTGAAAAGGGTAATGCCGAACCTGAAAAGGAAGCATTGTAATCTGGTGGATTAGGAGCCCAGAATTCGATTACAGTGTCATTCGTGAAATTATTTAAAACACATTTAACACTAATACGTTTCCGTTCATCACGAATAAAACTTACCGAGAATGTTTTGAATATTTGTTTCATTAATTAATTTAAGATAAGATTTCGTGATATATTATATTAAAGAACTGAAATGGAAGAAGTCAATTCTTTTGAAAAGATGGATATAAATCCACAAATATTAAGAGGAATATATGCTTATGGTTTTGAGACACCAAGTGCAATTCAAAAAAAAGCTATAATACCATTCTCTACAGGACAAGACATTATAGCACAGGCTCAATCTGGAACAGGCAAAACTGCAACTTTCTCAATATCAGTATTGAAAACTATGTCTGAAGATATTAAAAGTGTTCAGGCAGTGATTTTATCACCAACACGTGAACTTGCACAACAAACATTTACCATTATCCAAAATCTAGGAAAATATACTGAATTTAAATTTGCATTATTTGTTGGGGGGCAATATAGAAAGGACAATATAGATCTCATAAGAAAAGAATCACCACAATGTATTGTTGGTACACCTGGAAGAATAAATGATCTTGTAAGAGATGGTTATATTAATCTTTTTAATATCAAATGTCTGATTTTAGATGAAGCAGATGAATTATTATCCAATACTTTCGAAGAACAAATAAGAAATTTAATTAATTTTATAGGAGAGAACACACAAATAGCACTATACAGTGCAACAATGCCTAATGAAAAATTACAAACTGCTTATAAATTTATGAGAGAACCTACTCATATATTAGTAAAAAATGAAGAACTAACATTGGAGGGTATTCGTCAATATTACATTAGTATTGAAAGGGAAGAATGGAAATATGAAACATTAACAGATTTATATAATTCAATAGTGATTTATCAATTAATGATATACTGTAATAGCAAACGGAGAGTAGATTCACTTTCTACACAGTTGATAAGAGATGGATTTACGTGTTCATGTATTCACGGCGAGATGTCTTCGAATGAACGATCTCAAACAATGCATAAATTCAGAACAGGTGAACATAGAATTCTTATAACTACTGATTTATTAGCCAGAGGTATTGATGTTCAGCAAGTATCTTTAGTTGTTAATTATGATGTTCCATTTGATATGGAAAATTACATACATAGAATTGGAAGAAGTGGGAGATTTGGAAGAAAAGGAGT